GTGAGATCGACCAGGTCGGCCTTCATGTACTTGGCGTACTTCGGGAAGGCCTTTTTCAGCTTCCGAAGGGAGACCGGCTGCGCGTAGCAGAAGTAGTCGGAGCCGACGAAGGGGTCCTCGTCGTTCACCTTGGAGCTATCCGGGTCGGGAAAGCAGTAGAACGGGTCGGCCGAGCGGTAGTCGATCTCGCCTAAGCCCTGGCCGGCCTCGGGGTCGTACTTCATGCGAGAGAGGCCAGAGCCGTACTGCCAGCCGTCGAACGCCACTTCCGTCAGAACGCCCATCCAGCCCTTTTTCTCCCAGTCCGAGGCCGCCAGGTCGTTCATGATCTCGGCAAACTCGCGGTCGGTCGGCTCGGTCGCCATGAACTCGAACTTGGGCCTCGTGTCGAGCATGATCGGCACCATGCTCTGGGCGTTCTGAAAGATGAAGTTTACAACCTCGCCGTGGCGGTAGCTGGGGCGCATCGTCTCCCACTGCCGGCCGCGGTACATCTTGTAGTAGGTGAGCCAGTTGGCGTCGAAGAGGCTCTTGTGCTTTTTGGCCTCCTCGAACTTCTTCTTGAGCCGCTTGACCAGCTTTCGCTCGGCCGGCGTCCCCTCCCAGGCCTCTTGGGCGGGCTTTTTCTCGTCCTCGGGGCCGGTCCTGGGGGCGTGCTCGTCTAGCATCTGGCGGGCTCCATCTCGAGGGCCACGCGGCCCCATGTCCATAAATCCATGTACACAGGCGCGGCGTCAGTCCTCGTAGACCTTTTCTCGGAGGGCGTCGGCCCAGCGCTGCTGGCGCTTTTCCTCTCTGCGCTTCTCGTCGTGGGCGATCTGCTTTTCGGGCGAGCCGAAGTCGTTTCCGATCTCGACCATCCCTTGGCGCTTGGCCTTCTCATCGCGGTCCCTTTTGCCCGTCGTCCACTGCCCCAAGCCGTGGTTGAACTCGACCTTGCCCCAGTCGGAGGCGCCGTTGAAGTTTACGGCGCAGATGGTGCGGTGAGCCGGACCGCCGCACCGGCGGCAGACTTCAGCGGCGTTCCAGTCGCTGATCCGGTGGACGACCTCGAAGGCCGAATCGACGCAAGCCGTGCAGCTATAGGGGTACGCAGGCACTCACCACTCCTCCAAACCGCCCCGAGCCGAGCGGCGCTTTAGTCTCTCGATGCGCTTGAACTGGTCTTCTTCGGGCTTAGGCCTGCCGCCCTCGCCGCTCGGCACGATGGGCCGCCGCTCGCCGGCTAGGTTCCAGGTCCCCATCGTCACGTAGCGCATGGCGTCGGCCGCGTGATTGTGCTGGTCCACGGGCTTTGGCTCTTTGGGATTCTGGTCGGGCTTTAGATCCTGGGGCTCAGGGTAATGATACATCGACAGCTCGTCGAGTAGGTGCGGGCACGCCCCTCTGAAGACCCGGTAGCGGCGGGTCTTCACGAGCTCATAGTGCCGGCCGATGCCCACCAGGATGTCGTTGTCGGCCCCGGTGGCGACGCACCCGTGGCGATTGAGCTCGGCGATGAGGCCTGGCTGGCTCGGGTCGCAGAAGAACTGCCTCACGCCCCAGACTTGGCGCTTTTGCTGGACCAGCGAGACCATCTGCGAGGGTGTGAGCCCCGTCTGGTAGTGCTCGGAGACCTCGAAGTGCTTGCCGTCAGGCGTCACAGCCCGGATCAGGAGGACGAAGGGGTCCGGGTTATAGCCCCAGTCGATCCCGCCGTAGAACTTGGTGCCGGTGGGCAGCGGGAAGGGGTCCACGACGTTCTCTTCATCGTCGAAACAGTCGTAGACGAGGCCCTCCATCTTCTCCCACTGGCCGCCGAAGACCATGCGGAAGCGGCGGGGGTCCATGGTCGCCTTGCGCCTCTCGTACTCCTCCTTGGGGAAGTACGGATTTTCGTCCGAGCGGGCCTGCACCAGCTCGACGTCGGGGCGCGCCGCGGGGTCCTTCTGCCGGGGGCGGATGATCTCGGAGAAGACCCAATTGAGCGTGTACGGCGAGGTCGTGAGGACGATCGGCGCCTCCTTGAAGGCGGCTCTGGCCTGGAGGTTCTCCCAGAAGTAGAGGGAGAAAAGGCCCGCCTCGTCGCCCCAGACGCCGCGGACGTTGGTGATACCGATCACCGAGTCGGGATCAGTCCCCGTCCGAAAGTAGACCTGGGAGCCCCAGGACGTCGTGAAGACGGCGTCGGCGGCCGAGTAGGTGCCGAGCCCTCGCATGACGTTCAGGAACGCCGGCAGCGTCGCCTGCTTCAGCACCTTGTACGTCGGCGTCGCCACGACGAAGGCGTCGCCCGCGGCAGAGTGCTCGTGCATGAGCATTTTGAGCCGCACCGCGCCCACGGTGGACTTGCCCCACTGGACGCCCGTTCCGCAGACGGTGATGCGGCGGTCGGTGAAGACCGCCCGCTCCTGCTTTGGGCTGTGGGGGGACCATTCAGGCAGAGAAAAACTCCGCCGCGCGACATGCGAAAAACACGATGAGGCAAATTGCCGCGAAGATGGCCAGAGCAGCTAGCGGCACCATCCACCACGACGCCTCAACGCCGCCGCCGTTGACGACGGGATCCGGCACGATGATCGGCACGCGCCCTGGCCTCGGGATGATCACTCGAAGTCCCCCGGCCCCACGCCCTTCCCTCTCGCGATCGCCTTGGTCGCCCGCTTCCCCTCGACCGCCTCCCACGCCCAGGGCGAGAGGCCGCGGTAGTCGTCCTCGAGCGAGCGGTAGGCGCCGAAGTTCTCGCCGTAGCGCAGCGTCTCGCCCTGGGCGATATCGCGGGTGGCGATGAGCCTCCGGTTATGCCGGAGCACCATCGCCTTTTCTTCCGGCGACGGCCCCAGGGTCGGCACCCGCTTCCCCCGGATCGTATCGACCATCAGCTTGAAGCCGTCGGCATCCAGCGAGTGCGGGCGATCGGGCGTGTCGGCGTCGATGAAGGTGACGTGCTTTTCTAGGACGATGGCCCCGAACTCTCGGGCGGCCACAACTGGGGCGGAATAGACGTCCTGGCTATGATCAGAAAATCCGACCGGACCACCAACAGCCTGCTGCATATCGCGCAGGAGGTATGGCTCGTGTCTTCGTGACGGGTATGCTGCGGCGCAGTACATCGGCACCACATGCTCCCCGACCGCTCTCCCGTGATGAGCCAGTGTTTGAAGCGCAGCCATCGTATCCGCCACACCGTGGGCTCCGAAGCTGATGATGATGGGCTTGCCGGTTGCCGCCACCGCATCCAGCATCTGCGGCCACGCGCAGTCACTGCTCGCCACCTTGTGCCATCCCACGTAGGGGTCGACTGCCTTGACGAGCTCCGGGCTGAACGCCGTGACGCCCAGCTCGATCCCGCAGGCGTCGGCTTTCTCGCGGAGCTTGGGGAGCCAGAGCGGGTCGATCGATCCCTTGGGCGCGAGGTCGGGGCGGCCGTAGAGCGCGGCGCCGTCGAAAAGCTGGAACTTGCACGCGTCGGCCCCGCACTTGGCAGCCTTGGCAATCGACTCGAGGCAGTCACTCAGGCCAAGGTGGTTTGATCCCACCTCGGCCACCAGAAACGGGCGGGCTTCGAATAGACGCGTCACGAGGCCTCCTCGTCGGGCTTCTTAGCTCCCATGACGACCTCCTCTCCCGTGAGCCGCCGCACGATGAAGGGCTCGGGCAGCGTCAGCTCAAGTTTGTCCGTCGCCTTGCCCACGATCCGGTCCAGGAGCGCGTTCATCCGCGAGTGGTCCCCGTACTTGGTGGCCTGCACGATGATCGACGCCACCAGCTTGTTCAGAGCCGGCCCGTTGCCCTCGGCCGTGGCCTCGACCTCGGGGAAAGGCATCTCGAGGTAGACCGTGGCGAGCCGCTTGAAGGTGTCGGCCGAGAGGGCCTTGACCGCCTTCAGGTCCGGCGGGATGGGCGCTCTGCCGGCCGGATTGCCCGACTGGCCCTTGGCGAAGTCCCTGCCGCCCGTTTTCCTGCCCTTCGCGATCGCTGCACCTTCGCTGTTTCTTTCTTGAGCATGCCTCGGAAGGCTAGGCCTTGGCTAGCCGCTTCGCTAAGGCCGCCAGGTCATCGTCGGCCGTCTTGAAGCCCGCATAGTAGCGCTCGCAGACGACGACCGAGTTTCCCAGGAGCTCGGCCACGCGCTTGATTGCGATGTCTTTGGAGAGCAGGTGGATGGCGAAGCTGTGGCGGAGGCCGTGGAGCGTCACATGCCGCCGGGGCTCATGGGGCCAGAGCCTTCTGGCGGCGTCGCGGATCTCCTTCGAGTAGCGCTCATTCCGGAGCGCGTGGCGCTCGGCTTCGGGGCGCGCTAGCCACCGCTCAAGGGCCGGCAGGCCTGCGGGGACCACGAGCGTCGACCGGGGCTCTCTCGTCTTCGTCGGCCGCCTTTGGCCTGAGGGGACGATCTGGCTCTCGACGTAGACCTCGCGGCCCTCCATCCGCACCGACTCTGGGCGGAGGCCAAAGATCTCGCCAGCCCTTAGGCCCGTGGCAAAGGCGATCCACGCCAAATCGCGCGCCGGCTGGGTGAGCTTGGGGGAGAGCTCGCGAAGCTGGGCCAGGGTCACGTAGCGGACGTCGGGACGCTCAGGCCGCTTTAGCCGCACGCGCACGTCTGTCCGGCCGGCAAAGCGCAAAAGTTGGTTTAGCCGGCTGGCCGCCCGGCGCTGCTTCTCGGCCGGCAGGTTGGCCAAGGCCAGCCAGAGGTCTTGGCGCGAGGCCGTGAGGAGCGAGAGCGTGCCGACCGCCTCGACAGCGCGGCGCAGCGAGCGCTTCATGGACCCTGGGTCGACGATATCCCTGTCCAGGTACTCCGACGCCCAGTAGCGCTCCATCAGGGCCACGTTCTCGGCGTGGGTGAGGGGCTTGGGGTCGGCCTCGCGCTCTCTCTTATAGAGCCGCTTTCGGAGGTCCAAGACCTGGGCGTAGGCCTGAGCGAAGTCGTGGATGCCGGCCAGGAACGCGCGATTGATGCCGGCGAGCTCGGGCAGGTCGCTCTCGGGGATCACCGTGTAGGTCGACTTGCCGTCAGCCCCCCGGCGTTGGCGCGCGATCGCCCACCGCTTGCCGGCGGCGCCGGGCTTTCGGACGTGAAAGAAGTCGCGCCCTCTCAAGCTCGAGCCCCGTCTCGTAAAAGCCCTCTAGAGTCGCCCCCTTGATACCGAGCTTTCGGGCGTCCTCGAGCATGGCCTTAGCCCGGGCGTAAGCCCAAAGCGAGACGGGCGCCATAGAAAGTCTATGGGCGGTAGACTTTTCAGTCTGTGTATCCACAGGTGGAAAACTCCGTAAGGTGGCGTGCCCGCGGCAGGATTTGAACCTGCACGACCTCTCGGTCCCAGGATTTTAAGCACCGTTAGTCTATGGCGCTGGGTAGGCCTTCGGCCCCCGGCCTTAACCGGGTTAGCTGGACGCCGGCTGCGCGTCTCTAAGCCAGCTCTTTCACTCGCCTATTGGTACTCGCGCGGATCGCCGCCGAGTCTGAGATACGTGGCCACCGCGAGGTCTAGCGCCATCTCCGCCTCCTCCAAGTCGCGCTTGGCTTCATCGGCGA